GGTTTTGCGTTGGGTGGTAATCGTTTTACTTTCTTTCTTTAACTCCCATACTGTTTTTCATCCGTTGCACCAAACCATTGAGGACTTTTACCTTTCTTAAAAGCATAAATACAAGGTTCGTAGTTTGGAATGTATTGACTCATAAAAGCACCTAATCCACTTTTTACTTTATACCAACAAATAACTGCTCTTACCTCTAAATTCAATTCTGCAAATGAAGAGAATGTTTTAACTGCCTTTCCGTTTGCATACCAAATATAGAATGCAGAATAGTCTTTACTAAATAAATCAGCATTCAATAAACTATCTCTAAAAAGATTAGTCAAATCTCCACCTTGCAAAGTGTCATTTTCAATACCTTTTCTCTTCTTTTCATTATGCCCTCCAGTATAACTAACTCCATACGGAGGGTCAGTAAACACCATATCCGCTTTCTCTCCATTCATCAACTTTGCAACCGTATCACTACAAGTACTATCGCCACAAAGTAAACGATGCTCTCCAATCTCGTAAAGGTCGCCTATTACTATGTCCGTGTTTATCTCGTTTGGTATTTCGTAATCGTCTTCTTCTGCTTCTAAAACATCATCGGTTTCAAACACTGGTAAGTCTAGTCCCCACTCTGTTAATTCATCTACATCCCACTCAGATCTTAGTTGATCCCAATCCCACTCACCATAGCCTAAATTATCTTTAATTAAAAATTCTGCTTTTTGTTCCTCAGTCCAATCATCTGCTATTATTACAGGCACATTATCATAATTTAAGTGTTTTAATGCTTTTAAGCGCATATTACCACCTAAGACAGTATACTTATTATCTACATCCTTAAAAACAATTAGAGGCCTTTTATTAAGCATATCAGGGAAGTCATTAATACTCTTAACTAGTTTGTCAAATTTATCATCCTTAATAACTCTAGGATTAGTAGGGTTATATTTAACTTCAGATATTTTTAGTCTTCTCATTTTCTTATCTGTTTTAATTTCTTTGTGCCCACTCTATCCCTTCATCACCTCCCCAGCATAGCCACATTAGTCTACCACACCCATCTCCTAGCTCTTTCTGTGAGTTCTGCCTATGCCTCTCAAATGCTGCCATGCGAGCTATGGTATCTTCACTGAGAGCTTCACCCTTAGCTAACTGATTAGCACGAGCTTTACCCACAGGAGTACCACATTCACCCCATCCATTCTCCTCTGCCCATCGAAGTGCTATCTTAGCATTCTCAGTAGCAGCTGCAGGATAGTCTGAGAAGGTATCCACGAAGCTAAGGTAGTAGGATCTAAGCAGGCTCATTCTCTACCCCTTTGTATTTCTTAGGTTTCTCTTCAAAGATATAGTCTAGCCCATAGCTATCCAGTACTTGTATTCTTTCTCCATCTCTTCTGTGATGGTTACAGTAGTGGTGTAGTTGCCTTGATAGAAAGATACTACTTTACCTAGGTGTTCAATTTTGATTTTCATGCTCATTTAGTATTAGAAATGTATAATATACAGCTATCCATATAGCTGCCGATCTTGAAGCCCACACATAATCAAGCATAAATAGTGCTAAGCCTGTGCTCATGGCTAGTATTAGTGCTAAGATACTAAAATAATGTGATGGTCTCATACCTATATTGTATTGAAGTTAGATTTTGTTTAATTTCTTTGATTAGATTGTGAGCTGAAGTAGGGGTGATATCGAAGTAGGTAGCCATAGAACGTGCTGTAATGTATCCCTTATCCATATATGCCTCAAATACTATCTGCTGTATCCTATCTGTTATCTCAGCCCTGTATATTGCTATCACTGACTTGTTGAAGTTGTACTGTTGGTCCTGTCTTACCTTCTCATCTATATCATCTGTATCTTCTATCTCATCCCCATGGGGCTGTAGAGCTGTTACCCTATCATCCCTGTGTGATTGTGATGTACTCCATAGTATCTGATACTTAATGGTGTTCAGAAGGTATGCTTTGACAGTGTTAATATCTTTAGGGCTATTGTTAATACTAAGTACATGAAGGTAGGAGTTGTTTATGACAGTATCAGCCTCTATATTACTCCCCATCTTACTAAGAAAGTAGGTGCAGTAGGCCTTGACCTCTGAGTAGTGGGTACTAATGTACCTGTCTAAGAGCTCCTTCATACCAGGTCTTAAAGTCTTTGTACCATACCCTTCTCCTCACACTAGCACAGAAGCACTCTCTAGGCTGTGGCCCATCATACTTCACTCTTATGCCGAATAACTTACAGCAGGAGTGCTTACTATATCGTAATACCTCAGGCTGTGCCTCTATGCTATCTACTATTAATATCTCAGCTTCTGTAAACATTCATCTAGTATAAAAGCAAGCAGTGCAGCTTGACACGCTAGCAGAAAGTCAAAGGTACAAACTATAGTAAGCCAAAAAGCCACACATTTAATACATCCCAGTGCTGAGTGTATATGTATGGCTAATGGATACTTAGTTTTATAACTGAATATCTTATCAAAAGTTGCTTGAAGGGGCTCGAAATTAACAAACCACCAAGCTAAGGGCACAATTACTAGTAAGTTCATGTGCCCAAAGATAGTGATATTGTTTAGAATGGCAAATCATCATCCTCTACAGGTGCTATAGGGGCAGGTGCACCTTCTGCACGCTTGTAGGGTGGAGTGAACTGTGCACTAAAGTACTTAATACCTGTCTTAGCTTCTTTGAGCCACAAGGCCACTTCCATCTCTTCATTGTTTACCATCACCTTACCCTTGTAGTGGGGGTGAGTTTCTGCAGTACGCTTATCATTCTTAAAGATAGCCCCTGTGTTGTTCTTTGTTTCCATTGTTTATTTGTTTAGGTTATTAATTAAATTTTAAGCTCATATCCATCTCGTTTGTAGCTCATCATAACTTAGTGCGTATGTATGCTATTGTGCACCACCACCCCCACACTATGGCAGGGGCTAGCAGTATTGATAGTAGGATGATCATAGTTGCTCTATTAGTTGGTTATAGTACTCCCTGCACTGCTCTACCTTGAGCTTAATCTGCTCTATCACCTCCTCATCTCTTACAATAGTAAAGGTCTTTACCCTCTTAGCATCAGGGATATGGTCGAAGCTGTGCTGTTTCTGCACCTGGTCTCTAAGGTCCAGGCTCTCTTCCATTAGCCCTAGCTTATAGTGTGCACTCTTTACCTCCTGCTCTACTATGGCATGGGGTGTATTGGTAAGACAGTAGCATAGTAGTGCCTCTTGCTTATCAGTTAGCCACATATACCCCTGCAGCTGATAGTAGTAGTCCTTGTTAGGGCACTCAGTATCAAACCATGGGAAGGTAGCACCACTCCATGAGTTCTTAACATCTATCAGCACACTATCAGTTACCACATCAGGTGTACCTGTTAGCCACTCATTACTAAAGTTCTCCTCATTCTTAAACAGGAAGCCCTTATCAAGTACCTCCATAACGAAGCCTAGGCACATATCCTCGCACTCAATGCCCTTATCAGTGTACTTAGATGTAAACTCCTTTCTAATACCATAAACGTCTCTTAGAGCTAAGCTCTGTACATACGTCTTAGTAGTCTGCGATAGTACCTCCCCCTTAGTCTTGGAGGAGGTCATTATCTTACCTATTGCTGAGCATCTTATCTTCATTTCACTAAGAGTAATGCCTTCTGCTGAAGGTCGGTTAGGTCAAATGCTTCTTTGAGTTTCTCAGTGGTATACTTACCATCTGCTATAGCTACTAGTGCCTCATCAAATCTCTCCATGGTTATCTTAGGCTTAGCAGTTGCTGCCACATGCCCATCATCATCTGTAGATTGAAGGGTTAGCAGGCTTTGGATGGTGTACCTCCTGAAGTAGCTGATCTGTGAGCCCTGCTTCTGAGCATCTAAGCTAAGGTCTAAGGTCATACAGCTACTAATGGTAAAGCCTGTATAGATGCATACTATCTGAGTACATACACTACCACCTTCTATAGGCTGTAGTAGTAGCAGATCATGCTGTAATAGGATAGGCTCCACTGCTTGGATGATACTATTGATATCAGCATAGGACTTTTTGAAGTGTGGGTTGGTAGCATTCTTGTGTACCTTGCCGATTAGTTGCTTGGCTTGGTGTAGCCTTACATAGAAGGGAGCAGGATGCTGCTCAACCTCCTGAGGCTTCTCAGCCTTAGTTTGTTTTTCCATTGGTTTGTAGTTTAATTGTTTACAAATATACTAATTATTAATCTATATTCACATTATTACCTAAAATAATTTCATTCAGCTTCTCTCTCACTTCATACATGGCCTCTACCCCATTGTACTTGTACTCACTTCTGAGCCACTGGTCCATCTCCACAAGTGATATGTAATAGTTAAAGCCATTGTTGGCATAGTCAAAGTCCTCCTTATCATCAGGTAGGTTAAATTCTAGGGTAGCTTTCATTTTGGTTCGTGTTTAGTTAGTCCATCCTTCCACCCTCGCATATATTCTGCATGGCTTTGTTCTTTCTCTATTTCTTTTGCTTGTTGTAGAATAGCATACCAAGTTAGTTTGTCCTTGTCTGTATTCCATAACTTTTCAAATAAAAATTCTGTTGATGTTTGTTTCATATTAGTTAATTTTAGTGATTAATACTTAATTTTCATACTTTTCGCAAGTTTTTACTTAATTTATGG